GCGCGCGGGTACGAGGCCCTGCGGGCCGAGCTGAAATCAATCCTTGAAGGGGCCGACCCCGCGACCACGTCCCTCGTGGTCGAGCGCGCCATGTTGCTCGCCGAGCTTGGTGGGCGCCTATCGGTCAACGAGGACGTGGCCTGATGGATTGGCCTATCGGGCTCGAGGACGTGGACTTCGTCCGCGCCATCGACTTCCACCTGAAAAAGGTACCCATCACGCCGGACGCGTGGAAGGCGCTGTACCCGCCCCTGCGGTCGCGGGCGTTCACGGTTTCGGCGGTCCAGAACCTGGACGTCGTCACCGACGCATGGCGTGCCATCGACAAGGCGGTGGCCGACGGTACGACCCTCGAAGACTTCAAGAAGGCCGTGAAGGGACCGCTCACCGATGCGTGGGGTGGCACGGTGAAAAGGCCCGCCCATCGAATTGAGACCATTTATCGGACGAACGTGCAGGGGGCGTACGCCGCCGGCCGCCACGCCGAGCTCACCGACCCGGCCGTCCTCGAGGATCAACCGTACTGGCAGTTTGACGCCATCATGGACAACCGGACCTCGCCGGTGTGCAAGGCGGCCCACGGCACGGTGCTACCCGCCGATGACAAGTGGTGGGCGACCCATAACCCACCGTGCCACTTCAATTGCCGGTCGACCGTCATTCCCATGACCGGCGACGAGGCCAAGGCCGCGGGGGTTACCGAAACGCCGACGACCGAGAAGGCAGGCGATGGGTTCGGCGAGCCCCCGGACCTTGGGGACGACGCATGGGTGGCGGATAAGCTGGCCAATGCGCCGAAGGACCTTGCCACCATCGTGCAGGCGCAATTGGACGTCCCATCGTCCGGGCCGCGGGTTCCGTTTCGGCCCAATCCCCCCGACACGGCACCACGAACCATCGAGGATGCCATCGCAATCGCCGAGCGAAACGGGGTGACCGTGGACCGAGACCGCGTCCGGTGGACCGTGGCCCAGCATCCCATTGCGGACGCATGGTCCGAGACGGTCCGGCTTGGAACCCGCCGACCCGATGCGCCGATGCGGCGGGCGGACATGACGATCGACGACAAATACCTGGTGGCCATCCACCCGCGGGCGATGAAATCGGACGACGCCATATGTGCCGTGATGGCCCACGGGGGCCATGCGTTGGCCCTTCTCGACGCCTACCTGGCACGCAACCCAAACGCCACGGCGGCGGACATCCTGAAGCTTATGGATCCGAAGGTGGGGGCGTTGAACGCCCAGGCATGGGCGGCGGCGGACGCCATCACCCGGAGGCGGCATGGCGAGGACGGTTGAGCAGGCCGTCGCCGAAGTCATCGGGTGGCAATTGCCACCCATGTCAATGGCCGCCCTGCTGTTGGACCTCATGGATCAATGGAGCGCCGACGACATCCTGGCCGCCCTGCCCGAACGGGACCGGGAACCCATGGCGACCGCGTGGCGCGATCAATTGGGCGATGCGACGGATCTCATTCGGTTCGCCGATAGCGCGACCACGGATGCCGCATTGAACGAATACCGCCGCTGGGCCAAGGGGCGCCGGTAGGTGCACGGCCGCGAGGAAGGTGCGACGTGAACGAAAACGCCAGGGAATGCTTTCCGATCGACCGCCATATGGCCATGGAACTGTCGGCGCTCGAGCGCCTCGAGGACATGCCGCCGACGCGCCGAACCGGCGCCGAAGCGGCGGCATTTCGCGCGGCCGCCCCGGGCCTTAGGGCGGCCGCCGCGGGCCTTGACCCGACCACCGCGGCCGCCGCCGGGCGCCTGGCGGTGGTCACCATCGACGGCCCCCTGACCCAACGGGGCGGGTGGTGGTGGGATGGTTACGACGACATCACCCAGCGCGTGGGGGAGGCCCTCGATGACAAGGACACCCGCGGGGTCATCCTTCGGATCAATTCCCCGGGCGGCGTCGCCGCCGGCGCGTTCGAGGCGACCAAGAACATCCGGGCCATGAAGGAGGCCGCCGGCAAGCCCGTGTGGGCCTACGCGGACGAGGCCGCCTATTCGGCCGCCTACGCGCTGGCCACCGCGGCCGATGGGATATTCCTTCCGCCGTCCGGTGGCGTGGGGTCGGTCGGGGTCATCACCACGTTGGTGGACCAGTCCAAGGCCCTCGAAAAGTGGGGCGTCAAGGTGCACGTCGTCAAGTCGGGCAAATACAAGGCGGACGGCCACGGCGCCGTCCCCATACCCGACGAGGCGATCGCGCGATTCCAATCGCGCACCGACGAGCTTGCGGGCCTTTTTGCCGACCTCGTCGGCACCGGGCGCCGCATGGATCGGGCGTCCGTCCTCGGGTTGGAGGCCGCGACATTCATGGGGCAGGCCGCCGTGCGGTCCGGCCTCGCTGACGGTGTCATGGGGTGGGGCGACTTCGTGCGGATGGCCGCGACGAGGGCAACCCAGACCACGAAACGAACCCCCGCATGGGGGAAAGGAACGGGGACGATGCATACAATCGCACGATCGTTGAACCTACGGGATGACGCCTCGGAGGCCGAGATCCTGTCGGCCATCCAGGTTCGAATGGCCGAATCCGACAAACGGGAACGCGACCGCGTCGCGCTCGAGGAACGCCTGCTCCGCGAAACCAAGGCGGCGAACGTCGAGGCGGCGTTCGGGACCATCGCGGCGTGGGGTGCGGCGTCCGTCGCGCTCGACGGCGTGCGGGCCGAATTGGACGCAATGCGGGCGGACGCGGTCCGCCGCGAACGCGACGAGCTGATCGAGCGCGGGTTGCGCGAGGGACGGTTGACGCCGGCCCTTCGCGAATGGGCGGCGGCCCAATCGGTGGAATCCCTGCGGGCGTACCTGGAAAAGGCGCCCGTCCACCCGGCCCTCGCCGGGGCGGTGAAGGAGCCGGCGGTGTCCGAGGCCGGCACGGCGTGGGAGGGGCGGACGTGGGAATCCATGCGGCCGTCCGAGAAGCATGCGCTGTACATCGAAAACCGCGCGCTCTACGACGCCAAGAAGGCCGAGCACGATCGCAAACACGCCAAGGAATAACCCAACAGGGCAACGGTAACGCGGCGGCATCACGCCCGGCAGTCATCACTGTTCGAAGGAGATCGCAATGGCACGGACCACGAAAGACGACGTCATCATCCCGCAAATATTCACCGAGGCCGTGCAGGCGGCCTTCGCCCAGGCCAACGCGTTCCAGGGCTCCGGCCTTGCGAGCACGGGGGCCGTGGCGATCAACGATTCGTTCGGCGGCGATGCCAACACGGTGGGGTCGGAGGTCCGCGTGCCATACTTCGGCACGCTTGGCGAATTCGCCGACAACCCCGACGGTTCGGCCGTCACCCCCGCCAAGGTGGCGATGACGTCCGAACTGGCCACGGTCAGCCGGGACAGCCTCGCGTTCGAGGTCACGCGGTGGGGCAGCCGGGCGGCCGGCGCGGACGTGTACGAGGAGGGCGCGCGCCAGATCGTCGTGGCCGCCCAGCGGGCGATGGACCGGCGGGTCATCGACGCGTGCGTGGCGGCGGGTGGGTTGCTCCACAGCGTGTACGACGTTGGGTCCCCCGTGAAGCTGAACTACGACGTCATGGTGGACGCCAAAATGCTTTGGGGGGACGAGCAGGACGATGTGGTCGCCCTGGCCGTGCATTCCAAAACGCTCGCCGACCTGTATAAGTTGCGGGATTCGTCCGGGCTCCCCATCCTGACGAGCCCCGTCGACGGGGCCCTCCCGCGGTTCCTTGGGGTCCCCACGGTCGTATCCGACCGCCTTCCGCTCACCGGATCGTCGATGGGGTCTGTTTCGTCGGCGGGCACGTCCCCCCCGACGGTCACCCTGTCCGGGACGCCCAACGGTCCGCATTCGCTCAAGATCATCATCACCGTGGGCGGTGCGCGCGGCACGGCCAAGTTCAAGTTCTCGACCGACGGCGGCCAACACTACTCGGACGAGTTTACGACCGCCGCAACGGTTGCCCTCACCGACACCGCCGTCGACAGCCTTGTCGGGGTCAATGGGGCCACGGGTCTCACGGCGGCGTTTGCCACGGGGACCTATAACGTCGACAACGTGTACACCGCATCCAGCAACCTCAAGGTTCGTTCGCTCATTCTCAAGCGAAACGCCCTGGCGTTCTGGTACAACCGCGCGGCGTTGGCCCTGCAAACCGACGCGAACATCCTCTACGACTCCCGAATCGCGGCCATGCACCTTTATGGCGTGGCACATAGGTACCGCCGCCGCGCCGGCGGAACCAAGCCCGGCGTCGTGGTCATCGAACACAACGTCTCGTGAAGGGGCGAATAGGGAACCCGCGCCGCGCGTTTCTCCTATTGCGTCTCGGGGCGGCGGCGCGGGGCGAACGGGACCGGGAGTCCGTATGGCACGGGCTCCAATTGGCCGAGCCGGGCGTCCCCCTGCCGGCAACGTTGCCGCACTACGATCGGCTGACCGAAGCCGGATATGTCACCGTGGAGGACCTCGACGGGGCCGACGCGGACGAACTTGTGGACCTGGTGGGCTTGCGGCGCGCGGAGGCCGAATCCGTGCTGGCCGCCCTGGAGGATTGATATGGGATACCATCGATCGAACGGACAATGGGCCGACACGGAGGAGATCGTTCTTCTTCCGTCGGGCACCCGCACCGAAACCGAAAACGGCGACGCCAACGAGGCCGGGGCCCGTGGGGTGTTCCGCGGAATCCTGACCGTGTCCGCGGCGTCGGGCACGTCGCCGACCCTGGACGTTGCAATCCAAACCCGTCGCAATTCGAGCGACACGTGGCGGACCGTGGGATCGTTTGCCCAGGCCACCGCGGCCGGTGCGGAACGAAAGTGCTTCGCGGGAATCGACCGCGAGATCCGGGCCGTGGCCACGGTGGGCGGCACGTCCCCGTCCTTCGACCTTAGCGTGTCCGGCGAGCTGGTATGATCGCGGACGCGACCGTCACCCTCCTGGCCATGGCCGCGCGTAGCGTGTCGGGCACCGGCGTCGCGGTCGACGTCGGCACGGCCCCGGACACGGCCCCGGACACGGCCCGCCTATGGGTCGACGTGGCGGCGGTCGCCGGCTCGAGCGCGACGCTCCAGATCCGAATCGAGACGAGCGCCGATGGTGTGGTGTGGCGACCGGCCCGGGTATTGGGCGAGATCAACACGATCCGCCGCGTGGACCTGGCCATCCAACCCATTGATCGCTGGATGCGGGCGGCGTGGACCATCACCGGCAGCCCGCCAACGTTCACGTTTGCGGTGTCGGGCGTAACGCGCAAACCCTACGCAACGATCGCGGACCTTCGGGCGCTGGGCCTATCGGGCAACGTGCTCGCGCAAACGTCCGAGGAGAACATCGAGGCCGCACTATGGGCGGCCTCGTGCGAGGCGGACGGAATGCTTGCCATGCGGTACACGCGCCCCATCACCCAATGGGGGGCCGACGTCCGCCTGGCGGTGTGCAAGCTGGCCGCGTGGCATGTCCTATCGGCCCGCGGCTTCAACCCGGAATCCCCGTCCGATGCCAGCGTCCGGCGCAATCGGGACGACGCCTTCGCGTGGCTATCGGGCGTCGCCAAGAACGAATGGGAGGCCACCGGCGTGGTCGACGCGACGCCCGACGCGGACGGCGCGGAATGCGCGGTGGTTACCGAACGAAGCCGGCGGTGGGGATAATGGGCGCCAATGTCGAACAGCTTAAGGCATGGGCGGCCCAGCTCGCCGACACCGGCGACGCATGGGAGCGGACCAAGGCCAAGTGCGCGGCCGCCGCCATGGCGCGGACGCGTCGCGCGTTCAGCGCGGGGGCCGACCCCTACGGTGTGCCATGGTTGCCGCCCCAATTCAGGGCGGGAAAACCCCTACGGGACACCGGCCGGCTGGCCAATTCGATCTCGACCCAGGTCATCCCCGAGGGGTTCCGCATCGGCACCACCGTTGTGTACGCCCGGACGCACCAATACGGGGCGAAGATCAAACCCAAGAAGGGGAAGGCACTAAGGTTTCCCGTCCCCATCCAGGGACCCCAACCCAAGGGGGTAGGGCGTCCCAACAAACGCCAGGGCGGCATTGGGTCGGCGCTCGTGTTCGTGCGCGCGGTCACCATTCCGGCCCGGCCATTCCTTCCAACCGACGCCCGCGGGCTGCCCCCGGCGTGGGTGGATGACTTTGCCCGCATCCTCCGCGCCGAGGTGCGGCGGGTCGTGAAGGGGTCCACGTGAGCGTTCCGCCGACGGCCAACGTCGAGCGCCTGAAGGAATACCTACGCCCCACGGGGATTCCGTTCTTCGTTGGCGGGCGCCACATCACCGTGCACGACGCGCCCCCGCGGTTCGTCGTGCAATGGGGAACCGTTACCGCGGGGCCCGCCAAGACGGTGGGCGGCAACCCGCGGCAGCTCGGGTCGGACGATTGGACCGTGCGGGTCCATTGCTGGGGCCGAACGTTCGACGAGGCCTATCGCATGCGCCAGGCCCTCATGATGGCGTGCCTGGTGACCCTATGCGGGACCGCAACCATCGGATCCACCGACGTGGTCTCGGATGAGGAGAACGTGGTCGACGGCCACCTTATGACGGTCGCCGTCACGATATCGTGCCCCCTGTACCATGCCCGCGTGGGCCCCATCATCGAGGACGAACGGCATCGGACGGGCGTGGCGGATACCATTGAGCTTGTCACGTGGGCCATCATCGGGAGCCCCGGCGCACCCGCGATCGACGTCACCGGTGAGGCCCATCCAAGCGTTCACGCCGTGGAGGTGGAGATCACCGCCGGCGGCGTCCGGGGGACCGCGAGGTACCGCTACCGCGTAAACGCCGGGCCGTGGACCGACCCCGAACCGACGGCCGCCACGGTGACCCTCGACCGCACCGGGCTGGTCGTCGCGTTTCCCGCGGCGACATTCGCCAGCGGCCACCGTTGGCAGTTTTCGGACGCGCCCACCACGTCCGGCGACGCGCGCCTCGATGCGATGGAGGACTGATGGACACCGAGATCGAAAGTGCACCCCCGGTCAGTACACCCGCCGAATGGGCGCGACGCCTACGCGTCGCACCGTGGAAGGCATCCGCGGCCATCGCGTTGCGGGGGTGGTGCCCGTGGGAGGAAATCACCGAGGCCGACTACACGGCCGCGGTCGAGGCAGTCGACGCCATAACGATGCAATGAGGGACCCATGCTTCAGGACGTGACGGTTGAATTCAAGGACGGTGCCCTCGGCATTCTGCCCGAGGAGACGGACAAGCTGATCGTGGTTATGGGCGTATCCTCGGCCGGTACGCCAAACACCCTGTACCCCATCGCCAGCGACGCCCAGCTTGCCGCCATCGGGCACGGGCCCGGGCCGGAGGCCGTGCGGCACATCCTCGACGCGGCGGGCCGCTGCTACTTTGTCCCGCTCACCCAATCGACGGCGGGCGCCGCCTCCGCGGTCGCGCAGCCCGGCGGGTCGCCCCCCGCCGTCGGCGTCACCGGGACGCCCTTCGACACGTACACCGCCGAGGTCCGAATCAAGGTCGGCGGGGCGCGGGCCACCGCGACCTTCCAATACACCCTCGACAACGGGAACACCTGGTCCCCCGAGATCGTGACGGCCGCGACCTATCCCATTCCGAACAGCGGAATAACCCTCACGTTTGCCACGGGCACGTACGTCGCCGCGGACGAATACACGTTTACGACCACGGCCCCGTATTATGGGACCACCGAGATCAACGCCGCAAACGAC